ATAGAAATATTGATTACGGTCGATGGCGTTGAACTTCTTAACACTAACAAAGCCGTTAGGTGAGTTGTTAATACCCAAGTCAACACCCCAAAGCTTATAGAATGGCGGGGCTACTATTGTCTGGCCCGATTGATTCTGGAATGACAAGATGCCGTCGGGTAGCGGAAACTGATATTGGCTGCCATTAGTTAGGAAGCTAATAGGGCCAAATACCCGGTAATCCTCATACACCGTAATGAGCAGGTCATAGAGCTCATAGGCGGCTTGGTTAATGAAGGTATTCCATTCAGTTGTGGTAACAAATTGGCTATTAACGCGATCGGCACGTTGCTGCGCAGCAAGCCGTAGAGCACCAAGCGTCATCTTACCAGCAACTACTGGGACAACACTAGCCGGGCTAGGTGTAACAAAGGGACCTTGTGTCCCATTGCTTGAGGCCAGTTGGTAGTAATACTGAATTCCCGGCACTACCGCCGTATCAAGATAAGAAGCAGCAGTAACTGTAGCAACTGTGCTAAAAGAAATGCCGTCAGTTGAACGTTGGACAACATAGCTTGTCGCTCCGGGCACAAGGTTCCAGCTAAGCAACACTTGCGCATTGCCTTGCTGGAGTAGAACGTTAGTGGGCAATCCTGGGAATGCCATTTCGGCCCCCTTAAATTACTGACCTTTGACGGTAGTGGAACTATTGCTGAGCAAGAACTGGAAGCTAAGAACCGTGCCATTAGCCGGTGCAGTCAAAGCATTCGAGCTATTCAAACATTGCACTAATTCAAAGCCGCCGTTAACCGAGCCAATGGCATTAATAGTGGTGCCGGCGGCCGGGGTCTTATACATCATAGACGAAGCAGATGCACTAGGATCGCCAACACCTTCGAAATGGTCAATTAGGCTCGAAGCAGAAGGGGCAACGGTAGCGCCGCCACCAATGGTAGCAGAAGCAGTGGCAATGAAGCTAACGCCCACTGCGGGAGTTACATTCAAGGGCAGTCCAACGGCCTGCCATTGAGCAAGCGTAGCGGTCCCAAGCGAGGTAATGGTTTCAGCAGCAGTTGCCGTGGTAGCCGTAACAGACGCGCCCAAGGGACTAACAATAGCGCCCGAGCTGGCAAGCAATTTGCTATAGACGTCAGAGAATTGAATAAGAATCAGGCCTGGTGCGGGATTAGGGTTACCGCTCAGCGGGGTGGCAGTGGTATGCATATAGACTTGGTGAAAACCCTCACCTTTAAGCGACCGTTGGCCTAAGCCATTGCCGTTGGTGTTATCAACGATAAAATTGCAGTTAAGCAATACGGGGTATGCTTCGAATTGATAGAGGAATTGTGAGGTATAACGACGATTGGCCATTTAGAAACCCTTTGGGAGCTCATCCCTATTCACCTGCTTTGTATACCTAATGCGAGCAGGGTTGGCATTAGATCGGCTATAGGGTGTCTACGGCTTAACTTAGGCTAACAATCCGGTTTTAGACAATAAAAAACCCCGCAACCAGTAAAGGCTGCGGGGCTATCCTATTAGATACTAATAAGATTAGGCGCTGAGGGCCACAACCATGTTCCAGGCCGGAGCACTGCAGATCAAGTTACCGTAGTATGCAATACGAATTTCCAACGCATCGGCATTACCAACGCGCAGGCCTTCGAGACCTTCCATACCGTAGGTCAAGATGTGCGGCACTTTACCCAAGCTGCGGAGTTTCCAGGTGTTCATCGTCAACACATAGCACGTTTGGGGCGGGCACGAGCGGTCTGCAAGGACCGTAACATATCCGTAAGCACTATGGAAACGAACGCCTTCAAAGGCCACTTCGACTTCGTCATGCTCAACGCTAACATATTGAACTTTGGCGCCCAAGCTGTTAACAAGCGAAGCATAGCTATTGAAGTCCATAATGGCGATATCGGGGTGAGCGCCTTCGCGGTTAGCATAAGCCAACGCGTTGGTCAAACCTTCCTCAATCGTGAAGGACGTCGCATTGTAGCGCAATCCAGCAAGACGAGTCGGGTCTACCGAGCGGTTAACGCCCCAGAACGAATCCGTCAAAGCGGGGTCAGTCGAGGGGATCCAAGCAGCCAATCCAGACAATGCCAGGTACGAGCCAGTAGCGCCAATGGGGCCAGAGCCCGAACCACCGCCGGTGGGGATATCACCTTGCACGGTAACAGCGTAACCAGCAAGCCAATCGGTTTGCGGGGCACCTTGAGCTACCGTAAAGTTAATAGCGCCAGTTCCGCGGTTAACAGCAACGATGGTACCCAAATCAGGCGTAGCAGGCGTACCAGTCGGCACGGGAGCGCCGCCATCGGTAGCCGAAGCTTGGATGGTCATACCATTTTCAAAGTTAACAATGGCTTGGGGATTGCTCAGCGTGAATTGGTAGGTACCGCCACCAAGGGCAGTAATACCAGCAGCGCTAATAAATCCGCGGGTAGCAGTACCCGATCCAAACAATTCGAAAGCAATGTTATTGCTCAAGTTTTGGAAGCCGCCATCCAATTGCAGTTTAGCAGCATCAACAAATGCGCCAGCATTCGTCTTAGTTTGCTCAAGCAGCAAATTGGTGATCGTAACCAATTGATAATCTTCAACAACATACACAAAGAAGCTTTCCAATTGGGAAGCAGTTTGGTTGCCTTGAGCATTAGCAAAGGTGTGCGAACGGCCCATGGGGTTAGCCGTTTCGATGGGCACGGGAATGTATTTACCCGCAAAGCCATCAGGGCTTTCATTCTTAGGGACCATAGCGAAGAAGGGGTTCTCCGCATAGACCACATTCTTCATGTAGTCTTTGTTATCAGTATAAAGTTCTTTTAAAGAGGCGAGTTGGTTTGAACTATTGGCATAAACTGCAGCCATAGAGTTCTCCTTAGGTTAGCCCCCTAAGGCATCAATCTCGCCTTAGGCCAGCTTAGTTTTTGTTAAGTTGTCCATTAAATGCAAGTATTGCCCGTTCTCTCGCGGATAGCTGCCGCGTGACACCCATAGCATTTGTTAGGGTTTTGGCTGGACCTTTGCCAGCTGGGACTGCTTCGGCCACGGGGGCCGGGGGCTGACGCTTGGCTTGTATCTTCTTAAGATTATTAAGCTGCTCAACTTCTTTTAGTGTTCTTTCAAACAGCTTCTCTTCTACTAGAGCAGAGGCTTCACTAACGTCTAAGATCACGCCTTCCTTCTCGAAAACGCTTTCAATAAGTCTTACGACTTCGCTAGTGGCACCGCGGGCTTTAATAGTTTCGAAAGCGGGATCTGAATCAACTAACATCTTCACATCCCCTTCAATCACCTTCAAGGCTTGCTGATAATCAGAGCTAGTTCTTTCAGCTTGCTGCTTCTCGTAGCCATTAAGTTTGGCCTCTAAAGCATCAATTTTAGCCTGGACGGGATCTACAGTGCTTGTAGCATTCAATGTTTGCTGCATCAATTGCTCAACTGAAACACCTGCTTCCGCGAGTACTTTAAGGGCATCGGCTTTCAGGGCATCTTTAGAGATGTATCCCGATTGCTGAGCTTTAAAGGCATCACGTTCGGCCTGCCATTCCAGCTGCTGCTTACGCAGAGCTTTCTCTTTGCGGGCCAACGCAAGGTGTTGAGGACTAAGGGCTTCTGGAGTGGCTTCAGCCGTTTTTTCCTCATTAGAAGCTGGGGCTCCGGTAGGGGCTTGGGGCTGGGCTGCAGCGGGGGCTGGAGCGCCCTCAATAATTGCAGCTAGTTCTGCAGAATGCGTGGGCTGCGTGGTCATCTTGACGGTGCGGGTAGCAGCAGCGGGCGATTGGGGTGCGGGGGCGGCAATAGGAACGACTTTCATTTAAACTCCGAATGGTTAGTTGCTTCTGGTTATTGCGGGGGCGTTTGGTTTGCGCCATTAGGAACTAGTGGCGACTGGGGCGTAGGTTGTGGCAATGCCGTAGGGCTTGCAGCAGGTTGGGGCGGCGGGGGCGGCTGAGCAGCCTGCATGAGCATCTGTATCTGGTTAAAGAATTGATACAGCAACATCTCCTTGCTTTCCTCAAGCTTAGCCGGCACATACAGGTTGATGTATTGCACCACTAAAGTTGTAGCAAGGCTTAGGTCCATAAAAGTATCGGGCGGGTTGTATTTGCCTGTTTCAATGATTTGATCAAGATAGTTAAAGATGCGTTCTTCACTAGCGTTAGCCAGAGTTTCAGACTGGCCCAGATCGGGATAATCAAGGAGTCTGCGGCCTTCTTTAATGGTGATCATGCCGCTCTGAATCATCTCAGTAACTTTCTGCATGCGGCCTGCAGGGTCTCTGGGGAGCGAGCTCATGTTAAAGCATTGGATTACATACGTATCATCAAGAATCTTAGCGGCCGGTAGATCAATTTCTTTAACGCCGTTCTTATCAGGATAGACAGTAGAATAGGCACCATCCCGCTCGCATATCTCTTTAGCTAATTCTATGATCTGGTAGGCCAAATCAATGAAGAAATTGTCATATCTACGACTAAGTGCTGCAAATCTGTCGGTATTGAGGTCGTCATATGTTCTGATAGCCTCGCCAGAGTCAAGGCCCTTAGGCTTCTCACTAGAAGCCGACATCTCGGACAGCCCTTCTTGTCGATAGCCGTAGGCGATGAGGCGGTCTCGCTCTGCATACATTTCTTCGGGCACGCATGGAGCAACTTCGTAAGACGGCTTAACTCCGGAGTATTCAATCAAAACCCCTATCTCGTTGTTTTGATGTGACTTAACAACCTTAGAGCCCTTCTCAATAAACACCCGGGGTACACCCACAAGCTTAATGGAGCGGCTAATAGTATGCAGTAGGCTATTGATCTCCATTTGAGTGCCCATAAGCGACTCAGCAACGCCCTGAGCCCAAAACCCGGCTAAGCGTTTGGTATGATGAAGGAATATAAAGGGAAAGCAGTCTTTAGTGTATTCTTCTGAGACTAACGTTCCCACGGAGCCAGCAACTGCGATTGAGTGCTTTCCATCTTTCGCATCCGGGCTAGAAGGTAGTCTCCAGCCTTCCACCACCATGACCAGGTCGGATACTGTCTTAGAACTATCCGGACTTCCGTCTGGGGTAGCCTTAGCAGCCAGGGCAATCTGTTTTGCTTCTTTAGGAAAGTTATCCATAAGAGTGGCACGGTCCACAAGCTTAATCTGATACAGTTGTCTGGGGTTATCATACATACTCTCAGACAGATCTGTGAATAGTTCAGTCTGCAATACCCGTTCCAAACAGACTTTCTTGTCGGGCCCCTCATAGACCTTGCAAATACCAGTGCCGGTAACCAAAGCATCACGAAGTATATATTCGGCCTTCTCATATGCCTTAGTGCTATAAAATTCACCTAGAATGAAATTATTAAGCTTTTTGGCTAAGTTACGCTCTTTATAATCACTGTTATCCGTCAAGAAAACAGGGGCGGGGCGGCTTTGAGTAAGACGACTAACAAGAGTATCAGTGACACTGCTAATAAGGTTAAACGTTGGGCGGTCTGTCGGGAGTCCCTGGTACTGGCCAATACGTGACATATCAGTGCCAATAAAAGAAAACAGATTTTGATTACCATATAACCTCGCGTATACAGCTATTTGGCGCTGGCGCCAGGTTTGCTGCTCCTTAAGGAATGCTGTGGTAGAACATAGCTGTTCTGCTTCACTGACGTCATTGTCAGCTAGCCACCAGGCAGCCATAGTCACGTTCTTAGCCGTCTCGCTGGTCTTCATTCTAATTGTATTAGAACGACCGCTAATATCTACCTTTTTAATCTTCACAATTAGTCAGCTTTCGGGCCCGTTTGAATAGCACCGCTAGAATAAAACAGCTGCTCTTCAGGACTTAGAGCATCCCACTCAACTGTTTCTTCACCAAAGGCGCTTTCGGTCTCTGACTGCTTACGCTTATAGTTTGACACTCGCTGCTCGCCGCTGAGAGTCAACGTTAAGTTATCAACGGAACAAGCAGTTACGCCCTTCTTATTAAGCAAATCAAGGAGCTTAGATAGCTCGCTTAAGTTATCAATTTTCATAGAGGATTAACCCCTCTTGCGTTTACGGTCGCTTAGGATTTGGCCAATAAGATCATGATCGTGGTCGCTGTCGTCAGTATCGTCAGCCAGGTTCTCTTTCAGGTTAGCATCAACACTGCCGTGGCCCGAGAAGGCATCTTCTGCATCAAACACACTATCAGTGTCGCCAGCGGCTTCGGTAATCCGGCCACCTTCGGCAAAGCGAGCGGCGTTCTTAGCGGCGCGTTTAGCCATAATAGCTTCAACAATATCAGCATTTTCGCTAATACCATCGCTGGGTTGAACACCGGGACGGCCCTCGCCACGGCTTAGATTAGCGCGGCTTTCTTGCGGCTCATCA